TGTGCGACAGGGCGGGTTATTCACCAGGGATTTCTCCGTTTTTACACCTTGTGCAACCATTCCAAATGTTCTTTCCTTCCCCAAGAACAATTCCTTTAATTCCTGTGATGTGGGAATTTGGGCTTTCGCCATCTTCCATGTTTGTTCATCACGGAGTACGTGATCGTACTCATCCATCATCCAGGCAACGAATTCCTGCAGGTACCTTCGCATTGGTATATCTGCCCATGCGACTCGTTGTAGAGCCGTGGCACGGGTTAGGGTGTAAGCAGGGTCGTTAGGAAAACGAGAGTAAAGGAGCGACGTCAGCAATTTATCGCGAGCATACAACGGGACAGCAACACCATCTACAAATGTTGTATGAGCTGACAAAAAGTCTAACTCCTCTACTGGGCGGGGGTCCATCGAATCTGTTGTCGTGGTAATTCCGATTTCAGCCCAGGTGGGTATAATGCTTCTAGCATTATAGAAGTTTATTGCGTCTTCAGAGACGGTAAAGGTATTATCATCACCTACAAGTGCTTTAGAAGTGTGTTCTTCAAAAGCTTCATATGTTTGCATTTCTTCCGGAGCATTTACGATCCAGGCATACGCCAACAAAGTGTATAGGATAATGGTATTGTCAGTAATTGTGTTAACTGATCCTGAGGGGTTTCCTCCTTGTTTCATTATAAATATTCCTTCTGATGTTACGATCAACGTATTAACGAGGTTTCGATAGTAGGTTTTCAGCCTTACTAGATTCTCTTCCGTTTGATCTTCTTCACGTAACATATTCCATCTAAACTGAGCACAACTCCACATCAAGTAAGCGCGCAATGACGAGTCATACTGACTTTCGTCCAAAGCGAATCCTTGCTTAAACTTGGCTAATTTACGGTACAAAGCGTCCCAACCCCCTTTCAGAGGGCTGAACCCAACGACACTGGCCACACGAAGGTGGGCGTCGTAAAACTTTTGGTTCATATCTTCAAAGAGACGGTTACCGTGGATTGTGGCTTCTATAGGGCCTGCTGTGAATGTTCGAATTGAATTTTGTGTTATCTTTTCAGCAGGTCGAATCTCTTCTTTGAGAGAGTTACCGAATACGGCGGTCCAATTTGGATCTTTCAACCGTTCCCAATCCTCTTCCATGTATTTGTG